CTGGTTGTAATTGCAATTCGAATACAGCCCGTTATTATTCGAGACGAAGTCGCCGGTGATCTGGTTGTAATTGCAATTCGAATACAGCCCGTTATTATTCGAGACGAACACAATATCCTGACCGACATAATTGGTTCCGCCATCTATCGCCTTATCCCAACCGTAAAACATAATGTCGCTTAAAGCGATATTGAAATTGGCAATCAACTGATTGTTGTCAAAAACCAATCTTTCCGTATAAGTCTGGTAGCCGTAAACCGTCAATCCGGCCCCCGGATCGCCAGCGGTCACGTTCCTCGATATCATTATCAGTTTCGACAAATGGCCGTTATAGGTCGCGTTGAATGTCAAACCCGGCGCCCCTTCGACAATAACTAACGGCGTCCGGTCGTTTCCCGAATCGTAAGCCCCCACCGAATCTATGGTGTAAATATGTCCATCGTTCTGATAACTGTCGTAAGCAATATTTTCATGGATATAAAACTTCTGCCCGGCCCGCCATTTGGCCGAAAAATCACCGGTCACATACAGCGTCTGCCCGCTCGCCCAATCCGATTCCAGATAAGCGTATTTCGACCCGCCGTAAAACGCCGCATCCCCATTAATATTTAGAATGCCCCCGTTATTTAATACGAAGACATTTCTGACCGCGGCCCCTTGCGGCCACTGCATATACAGGTGATAATCCGTCCCGACCTCGTCCCCGACGTTCGCCCCGGTCCTTACTTCCCCGCCCGAGTTCACCGTCAGTATGCCCGTGGCATTGAATAATATCGTGCTGCTGGCCGCCGCCGGGAATACCAACCGGCCCCCATTATTAACTGTGACGTTCCCCCATGTCACCGCCGAATCCCCGGCGTCGTAAGTCACCACATGACCGATTACCGCCAAATCATTATCCAACGAAGGATGTCCGCCGCCGCCCCACGTCGCGTCGGTATTCCAATTGCCGTCCTGAGTGCTCGTATAAGTCGCCAAATCTCACTCCCCTCGAATTATGAATCGAGGCCGGAATCCGTCAATCGAATCCCGGCCCCAATGTTTCCTGTCTTTTTACGCCCCGTAGTAAGCCGCCATGGTCAACTGGAACGTATCGATCGTCTGGGTGACGCCGTCGATGATGTTGGCCGTGGTCAGCACCAGGTCCGTGCCGCTCGTGCCTACGCTGCCGTCGATTCTGGCCAGGGTGGTCGAGGACCCGCCGGCGTCGGTCGGGTTGGCGCAGAAACGGAACGATTGGGCCGCGGTTCCCGGCGACGCCCCGGCCGCCGTCAGCCCGGTCCCCTGCCAAGTCTCCCCGGCCAACTTGGCGATAACGCCGCTGGCAGCCTCGCCAAACTCGAGACCGTTGGCGAAAGCTCCGTGGGCAAAAGTGCCGGCGCTTAAGGTGATTTCCATCAGGAGCGTTCCGTTGGGCGCACTGTCCGCGCTGGCCGGCTGGGTGCCGCTGTACAGCCTGAGCACCCCGTCCCGAAATATCTCCTGCAAGGCGGCCCCGCGACAGCAACACAACACGGTCGCCGCGGCGAAGGCTTCGGCCGTGTTCACGATCCCGGTCAACAGCGTCAAGGTCAGGGCCTCGACGTTCTGAATGACCGCGCCGGTCACGGCCGCGTCGTTGGCGGCGGTCGTGGCGCCTTCAAGGTTCAAGATGTCGTGTGGGGCAAACCCGTCGGTGATGAAACTGCCGGTGGACCGGGTAATGGTGTCCGCGCCGGCCCCGCCGTCAACCATGGAAAAATCGGCTCCGATCGCCCAGGCCGACACAAGGGCGTTCGCGCTCAAGAGCTTGTTTCGTGCGCCGGTCGAAAGTCTGAGAGTCATGTCGAAATCCTCCGTTACGGGTCGATCAACCCGATGATCCGGCGCTGCCGGCCGGTTTTGTCTGGCATCAAAACAGTGCTGCCCGTCCTGCCGTTCGGCAGATCGAGTTTACGTTTGGTGAGGTTGTAGAAGTTGCCGTCCGCGCCGCCGAAGCACAGTCCTTCGGCCGACATCCAAAGCGCGGATAACGTCCCGGAAGCCAAATCCACGATCGGCGTCCCGGTGTCCTTGTCGAAAAACATGTGGCCGTTGAGATTAAGGTCGGAGTATTGCAACGGCGGGTAATCGGCCTTGGTCAGTCGCTCGAAGTCCCCAGGGCCGCGGCCGGCTAAAAAGATGGTCTCGGTTTCCGTGCCGACCCATATCCCGCCTTCAACCGGCCGGAACATCAGCACCCGGCCGATCGACAGCCACAGGCTGGAATCGCCCAAAGCAAACCGGTTGTAATCGAACGGTTCGGACGGGAAAGCCACGCCGCCCTGAACGACATACATCCGGCCCCGGTAATAGCCCAACAATGATCCCACGGGCGGGTCGAAAAAAGCCCGGTCGGTCGTGCGGCCCACGTAATCCATAGGCGCAATCCACGCCTGGCTGACCCTTTCCGCCACGCTGACCCGGCCGGTCTCCATGCCGTTGGCGTAGTACACAAACCCATCCCCGGGCGCCGCGTAAGACATTCGGGCGTCCCTTGTAACGTTCCGAAGAGGCGTATAGGAAAGGTCGGATTCTATGATTGAAAGGGCGTCTCCGGTCACACCAAGCGTCAAACCGTGCGCCTGATATAAAGAGTGCCACGCTTCGGAGCGGGACTTGGAGAACCCCTTGCGGCGCGAGATACGGCCGGAATCGGAGATGTCGATATTGACGGCCGCGGCCAGTTCCACCAATTCCTTGCCGGCATTACTCGCCAGCCGAGACGGGTCTTTCTTGGTGTTTAACCCGGAAGTCGCCCGATATAGGGTGATTTTCCTGGCCATCTCATCACAACCAGCACTTGGGTTTGACCCAACTTGACCGGGTCAGCGTTTTCAAATAGTGGTCGAGCCGTCCCAGGTCATAGGCAAACAGATCCCCATAATGCCGAGTGTTCATCTTCGGCCCTTCAATGCCGTCCTCTATCTTGGCGAATAACTTGAATAATGCGCCGTGGAGCAACAGGTCTTTGGCCAGCGGTTCCGGCAAGGCCGTCGGCGTGTCGTCCATCTCGGTCATTTCCGTGGGAATGCCGTAGTAGAACAACCGCAAGGTTTCCGCACCGGTCGGGATATGTTGGTAGTGAAGTTTAGAGCCGAACAGCGCCACGCCTTCGACGGCTCCGGATTGATCGATGGACGCAACGTATTCGGCGTGAAGATCGGCCAGGCTCGGCAAGATTCGAACGTCCTGCTTTTCGGTGACGCTGTAAACCTTGTACAGTTTCTTCTGGAACCCGGCCGGCATGGCCACATAGGACAACGTCAGACTGGTTGCGACCGTCGTGTTCAGCGCCAAGGCCGGCAAATCGTTGTCGGTCGCAATCTCGCGTTGCACGTCGTTCAAGACCGTCAATTTCTTGGCGGTGCTAAACGAGTCGTCGTTCAGATCCTCGTCGATCTCGTCTATCAGGTCTTGCACGGTCGGCAGGGCCATGGCTTACTCTTTGGGTGCATCCTGCAAGGCTTCGATGCGGTTGATCATGGTTTTGATCGAGCTGCGTTTGTCCAGTTCCACGTCGAGCGTCTTCCGGGCGTAGTCCTCGAGTTCGTCTTTGGTCATGTCCTCGAAGGGCTTGTGCGCGGCCGGGTCTTTCGCTTCGCCCTCGGCTGCGGCCGGGTCCAGGGCCGGGGTCTCCGGTTGGCCGTCGGTTTGGCCGGCCGGCGGGTCTTCTCCTACTTCGATCACGACCTTTTCGTCAGACTCGCCCTCGGTTGCGACCGGCGCTTCCGGGACAGACACGGTAAAAGTCGGGAAAACGTCGCCCTTGCGTCCCATTTCCTGAAACATGCAGGGGTTGTAAATCTGGAGTTTGGCCGCGTCCTCGTCTTCCACCCACACCGTCTTGTCCGGCGCGGCCGTGAAGTCGTAGCCTTTCGTCAACCACTTCACCTTTTCCAGAACGAACGGACGTTTACGGCCTTTGTATTTCAGGGCAATCACTTGGCACCTTCCTGTTGGGACTCATTAAAAAGGGGCGGGCGGCTTATCGCGTCCCGCCCCTCGGGTCTTCAATCAATCCTTGGTAGGATTAGGTTTCGTCGGCCAGGGTGCCGGTCATCTTGTACAGGACGTTGATCTTGAGGACGGCGCCGGACGCCAAGGTTGCCTTCGCCGTCACGTCGATGGTGTCGGCGGTCGAGTAGGTGTAGCCCACCCCGCCGTACACCCCATCGTCGCTCCAACTGAAAATCGAGCCCAGGGAGCCTTGGGAGAAGCCGTCAATGTAACGGTCATCGTTGCCTCCGTCGCCAACGTCGATGGACGTTCCGGAAGCCGCGCCAACGACGGTGCCGTTGATCTCGATGATCTTGGCGCCCTTCGGCACAGGAACCATCTGGATGACGGCGCCGGTAGCCAGTTCGGCGGTCGCGGTATAGGATCCCGAACGGCACAGCACCACGCCGGCCAGGGCAAGATCGGGCATCAGACCGGCCAGGACGGCCGCGCTGTAGTAAGTAGTCATTGTGTCATCCTCCCTTGATCCCGCCTTACGCGGCCGGATCGATGCAGTAGGTGTCTACCGCGATCGTGCCGAAGTCGGCATTGTTGAAGCGGGTTTTCTGGGCGCCGTAGATGGTGCCGGCCGTGATAGCCAGGGCGTTTCCGCGGTCGTCGGTCTCTTCGTTCCAGGTGTAACGGCCCGGCCCCTTGTCGCCGCCCCAGGCAATCATGCCCGCTTGAGCGCCCAGGAACAGAGCCCGGGCCGCGGACATGCTGACGGCGCAACCGGTGGTGGCGTCGAACCGGATCACGTTGCGGTGTTTGTGCAGGATGACACCGGCGTACTCGCCCAAGGCGTTCTTGTAGATCGGGCTGTTCTGCCCATCCGTCGCCTTGTGGATTTCGAGCCAGTCATTCTGCGAGATGTTGGTCCGCAGGTCGTAAGCCTGCCAGGTGTGCATCAGGAACACGAACCGTTTCTCGCCGTCGATCATGAACGGCTGAATCATCGGGTCGCGGGTTTCCGCTATCGTGACCAGCTTTTCGACCAGGGCCAAACTCAGTTTGTCGGCCGCGTCGATGTCGGACAGACCCGTCGCGTTGCCGCCATAGATGATATGGCTGGCGTCCGGGGCCAACAGGCTGTTGCCGGCGCGGCCGTTCCAGGTAAGGCCGACATGGAAGGTGGCATTGATACCGCGGGCGCCGGCCAGATACATCATGATCTGCTGGTCGTAGTCCTCGGCCCACCAGGTGGACAGGGCGTTCCGGCCCTGCTCGCGGATGTTGTAAGGCACCCGCTGCTCGGACATCTTGCCCTTGCTTTTGGTGCCCTTCCGTCGTTGGTCGATCAGGAGGTCCGCATGGAAGAATTCCAGGCTTTCTTCCGCGGAGGTTCCTTCGATGGTGTTGTCGCCTTCAACGCCGTCCCCGTCGAGCTTCATGCGAAGCGCGAAACGGATACGGTCGCCGGCGGCCTTGGTCAGTTCGGTTTTGACCTTGATCATGGAGTCGTCGGACGTCCCCATGAACTTGCGAAAATACTGTTTGGTTTCCGATTCGACGGCGAGACTGCGAGACCATAGCTTTACAGCCAGCTCGTGGTTTACGCCAAATTCGGTAGCTCCCATGTGTCTATCTCCCTACTCACGCGGCCGGGGTCTTACCCTCCCAGCAACCGTCGCCTTTCGGCCGGCGACATTTTGGCGTATTCGGCCTCGGTGAATTCCCGAGTCCCCGGGGTTTCGTCCCCGGCGCCTGCGCCGTCGCCCAAGGTGCGGAAGCTGTCCGCGGAGCCTGCTTTTTTGAATTTCTCGAGCAACTGCTCGGTGACTTCCTTGGTGATCGTTTCTCGGAGACCCTTTTCGATCTCCGCTTTGAGTTGTTCGGGATTGGCGGCGGTCCGCTGAAACTTGTGCAGCACTTCCACCAGGGCCGCGGCGCCTTCGCCCAATAGGATCGGTTTGTCCGAGCCGGCCGGAATGATCTTCGTTCGGGGGTTGACCAGAGCGCCCAGGTGGTTCGCATCGAACCCTTGCGCCAGGGCGAAATCCGTCAGCTTGGAGCCGACGTCGCTACCCTCTTCGTACAATTGCGGCACGGCTTTCCGGACGCGGTCCAGGCTGGCCTGAATAATGCCGTGCTCGGTTGCCGCGGCCTGCTCTTGTTCTTTTTGGCGTTCCCGATAGTCGAAATATTCCTGCTGGTATTTGATCGCCTCGACCGGATCGCCTTCCAGGAGTTCCTGGAATTCCTCCTTAGACAGCACTTTGAAGTCAGTGCCGGCCGGGGCCGCCGGTGCTTTTTCGGCGGGCTTGCTCCCCTTCAAGGCGGCTACTTCCGCTTCGAGCGTCGCCAGCTTTTGGCCGATCTCTTTACGCTTGGCGCGTTCCTCGGCCAAAGCCTGGTGCGGCACGTAGCCGGCAGGCGGCTTGGTCGGGTCGTCTTGCGTCTCTTTGGTTTCAGTTTTGGAAGCGCCTTCTTCGGTTTCCTTGGCTCCGGGCTCGGAGACCGTTTCCTTTTCCTCGGGCTTGTCGCCTTCTTTGGAATCGGTTTCGGCGGTCTCCGTGGCGGGCTTTTCTCCGCGCAGTTCGGAATCGCTAATCGCCTCTTCGTCGAACAAAGGGGTGTAGCCGCCCGAATCCGCGCTTTCCGTCTCGATGACGGACGCCGCCGCTTCGTTGCCTGTTTCCACCGTTTGAATCGCTGCTTCTGTCATGTAACCCTTCTCTTTCCGTCCCGTGGACGCTTCGCGCAGTAACGAGGCGCGAGCCCGAATTTATGAACACGGCGGATAACGCTCGCCGTAAACGACAAAAGAAAAGGCCGGCAAGGAGTGACGGATTGGTTCCGTCTCTCCCGGCCGGCCCTGGTAGTGGTGCTCGTCCCGGAGGTAGCAGTCTGGTTTTAAAGCACCCTGGTTATTTCATCTTCTTCCCCTTGTCCCCTTCGCATTCCTTGTCGGAATCCACCATGATCGATATATTGCACCGGACAAACTTGAGGTCCGGACGATGCTCGGACTCAATCGTAAGCCATAACCCATGGTCTTGGCATACATTCTTGATGTTTTGTATGATGCGATTGGCCTCTTGGGCGCTCAATCCCAT